CTTGGACGATGTTTTCCACGAATTTAGGACCGTAGCTTTCAAGACGCTCCCACTTCTTCGTGCCACCCAAACCCTCATATGTGACAGACTCACCACCGAACTTATTCTCTCCCATGCGCGGTTTTACATAGGAAAGGACTCTGCCGGATGGTAAGGTAATAAACAGCATTCCGCTTCTGCAAGAAAAGTGAACACCGTGCGTTGCTGTGGTAGTCTTTCCCTTTATAGCCTTTTTTACAGCATTATCAACATCCCACCAGAATCTAACGATATTCGGATTTGAACTTCTCCAGGCTGAAACAAGTTCTGGGAGTTCTTCTTCCGTAAGTCCCATCTCAAGAGCACCCATAGCTTTTAAGGCACCTACCGAACCTCCGTATCCTAATGCAAGCTCCGCAATCTTGCCCTTCTGACGAAGATGCCCGTTCACTCCATGCTTTTCAACCGGAACACCGAACATCTGACTTGCCGATGCACAGTAGATATCTCCGCCCTTTGCAAATACATCTGCTCTCCAGGATTCACCCGCAAACCACGCAATGACTCTGGCTTCAATAGCAGAAAAGTCTGCAACGATGAACGATTCGTTCACCGTCGGAATGAATGCTGTTCTAATCAGCTGTGATAAGGTATCCGGAATATCATCGTATAAAAGGTCAAGCGAATCATAGTCACCACTTTTTACAAGACCTCTTGCTTCAGCCAAATCTTCCATATGATTCTGTGGAAGGTTCTGTAACTGTACAAGTCTTCCCGCAAATCTACCTGTGCGGTTGGCACCATAGAACTGAAACATTCCTCTTACCCTGCCATCTTCACACACAGAGTTCTGCATTGCCTGGTACTTACGTACCGATGACTTTGCAAGTTTCTGTCTTAAAGCAAGAACCTCTGACATCTCATCCGGAACTTCATCAATGAGTGCTGCAACAGCCTTTTTGCCAAGAGTATCTGTTTCGATTCCGTTATCTGACAACCACCCTTTCATCTGCACTACTGAATTGGGATTCGTCAGACTTGTCAGCACTTGCATCTTGGTCATAAGGCTTTCACGGGACACCTTATCAATTTCAAGGCACTTCTCTACAAAATCCATATCAACCTTGATTCCTCTGTCGTTGATTTCCTGATCAAGATGGTATTCCTCCCAAACAAAGTCAGGCACAGGGAATTTCTGTAGTCTGCTCTGAATCTGCATCTCTGCTTCAACATCACGGATGTTATATGCTTTAAAGCGTTCCCACTTTTCCATATCATGTTGCGGCAGGTTTCTTGTTCTGCCGCCATTAGATTTCGTAGGATTACACGGTGTGCAAAAGTATTTTATAAGCTCTTTTCCCTCTGTAAGTTTCTGTTTTTCAAGTCCTAATACCACACCTACACCTTCAAGTGATAATGGAAGTCCCATATAGGCAGACCATACCATCGAACATTTCCATGAATCCGGTTCAAGATATGTCCCTTGCTTATACCCCAGGAACTTCGACAGACAGATTCTTTCGAACTGTGCATTAAAGGCCCACTTGGTAACGGAGTCATCTTCCAAGGCGTCATATACTTCTTTTGGAATAGTCTCCCCACAGGCAAGGTCAACTACTTTCACTTCTCCGCCGTCAATACTGTAACCAAAGAGTATGATCTCAAAGTCTGGTGACTCCACATAACGGTACACACCTGACTTGGAAAGATTGGCAGAAGAATATGTTTCGATATCAATTTCTAAATTCTTCATTCACTACCTCCAATAAAAAAAACGGGCGATACAGGATTCCCCCATACCGCCCTAAACTGATTATTCTTCTTTTTTCTGTTCCTTCTTCTTGCGTCTCTTTTCTTTCAGACGATGGATACCATCAGCAACCATCATACCGACAGATGCAATCAAGAATCCCATCGTAGAACCGAAACAGACAACAAGCATAAAGTTCTGTACTTCAGTCATGGTAGTGTCCTCCTTATGCTAAGAAGTCATCGTCAGCTACTGTTCCGAAGTCATCTGCTGCAGAAGTCTTACCACCAAGAGATTCTCCGTCACGGATTTTCTGAATATTACCAAGACCACAGGCGATTCCCTTATTTCCGTTGGAGTTGAATGCGTAGAAGTTAAGAGAAACTCTCGCATAGCAACCGGAATACACTTCTCCTCTATCAAGGATAGGTTTTACTGCACGGTCTACGATCTGTGGTGCTGTTGTGCTGTTAGCATTGATGAAGTAATGTCCTTTGTAAGCTTCATCATCACGTTCGATGTCACCATCTCTTAAAGGTAACTTGATAGCTGCCTTATTAGGTTTCTTACCACCGAATTTTGCAATACCATCTTCGATTGCAGCATCGATAGCCGCATTGATTGCATTTACTGTTTCTGTGTCTGTCTTTGGAATAAGTACGGAAACGGAATACTTTTCTGCACCGCCGTTAATGGAAACTGGTTCCCATCCGTGGAAATAAGATAATCTTGTATCTACACCTGTTACTACTTTTGTTCTATTAATATTAGCCATAATTTTAATCCTCCATAATTTCGTTAAATTCGTTTTTTGCGTTTGATACGTTTACTGCTGGACGCTTGTCCGTGTTTGGTACAAGAGTCAGCTTGCCCGGTGGTTTGTAAATGAGGTCACCGAGAATTTCCTCAAAGGTTGATTTGCCCATCAGCTTTTGCATCTCTGTCATAGGAATGAGTGACTGACGGTAAATATCTGTGTAGCCATGTTCCTTTGCGGTTTCAGCTACTTTTACTTCATCACGATACTTACGAACGGAACGTCCTTCTACTACCTTAAAGCCACTCCACTCTTTTCCGTGGTTTACTGCAGCCTCTGTAGCATAAGCCGTGATTTCATTTGCCCATTTGGTCAGATCAGGCAGAATCTCAAGTACTTCTTCAATCTCCGCATCTGTCAAAAGCGGTGGGAGTTTGAATTCGTGTCTTGCCAGTTTTAGTTTTTCTTCTGCTCTTGCTCTGCACTTTGTAGCAGCTCTGCAGAATGTACACCATTCGCCTGGGATATACTTACCTTCTCCATTGTGGGCCATCTGTGCCTTTGGCTTTAGTTCTTCCTCTGCCCAGGACTTCAGCTGTTCGATTGGAATCGTCCAAGTGCTGATGTTTTCCCTTCTAGGCTGAAAGATTGTCATCGACACTGTCTTGATGTCATAGAGTGCATCGTAGATTTCAAGGGCACCGAGAGCATATAGCATCATCTGTGGATTTTCTTCAGACTCTACTAAAATCCCAAGTCCGTACTTGAAGTCGATGATGTGAAGAGTGTCATCTGAAATGATGATGCAGTCTCCCGTACCAAAGCCATCCGGCACATAGCATGAGAAATCAAGTCTCTGCTCAATGAGGATGATAGGGTCTTTACAAGACTTCTTTGCCTCTTCGTACTGCTCCATGACATACTCTGCGTAAGAATCAGTGCATTCTTCCATCTCATCGGAGTTGTAATCCGATACCGGACGTCTGCTTCTCATCTTCAGAGCTTTCTTAAGTTTGTGTTCACAAAGGGCGTGTGCTGCAGTTCCTTCTTTGGCTGCCTCGGATGTCTGGGATTCAAATTCCAGTTCCAGTCTTGCCGATGGTGTGCAGTTCAGCCATCTGTGTGAACCTGATGCCGATAAAATTGCATGACTACTCATTTCCAATCGCCTCCGCATCTTTTAATACTGCAGCATAGTCTTTTGGATCGATATCACTAAGACGGCTTGCACCATACTTGGATACGATTGCTCTGACTTCTGCTGAATACCCTGCCTGGCTTTTTCCTGCAAGAACCCCACGCACCTTTTCAAGAGAAATGGTTGGCTCTACTTTCTTTTCCGGAAGGGCTTTTGCCTTTGGTTCTTCTGACAGACCTTCCAGTACGGTATTGCATACCACTTGGACACTGTCAGATAAAGAACGAAGGTCTTCGACCACTTTCAGCACTTGCTGTGCTACGTCAACAATCAGCTTTACCTTATTCAATATTCACACCTCCTTCTGACTCACAAATGGAAACTTCACTGATACTGTCACCTGGAATAAGGATTGTGACCTTCTGCTTTCTTCCGAACAGCAAACGAAGGAATCTTTCCCTTACATTCACATTGCGGCAAGTAACAACTCCGCCCGTCTGCGGAACTTTTGAAACACTAATCTTTAAGTTATGTTTCATCGTCTTTACCTCTTTTCCGAAGGCTTATTGTTTTGTTACCTTCTATTAGGTAGCCAGTTGGGGACGGTCAAAAGGACGTTTTTCATAAAAAATTTCAAAAAAAAATAACCCTACCACTTTTCATAAGCGGTAAGGCTATTCACCTTCTATATATTAAATTAAATCTACAAACTGAAAGTTTCTGTTCCCTACAAACGGTTTTTGCAGCATCATAACTGCTCGATTTCATTTGCAATCATAGATACAGATTTTTCATTAGTATCTATTTTTATCGTATTCAGTGTTTCGTACATCAGGATTCTTGCTACGCTTCTCTCAATCACATCCTCGGAACGAATACCTTTTTCTACATCTTTAGTCAGTCTCCTTCGCAAATTGGCTTCATCAGCAATAAGTGAAACACATTTCACCTCACAGTTTTGTGTATCCAATTTTTCCAAGATAGAATCTATAATGGACTGTTGATGCATTACCCAGCAGAAAATCACATTTTCATAAGCAGAGCAATGTAAAAAGTTGTTTAGTAAGTAACAAATATTATCTGTTACCATTGCTTTGGTTTCATTGGTTACGTGGAAAGGGTTTGCATCCCAACACCAATCCCCATCAAGAAATACGCTATTGGGTAAATCAGATTTCAGTTGCTGGCTAACAGCAGTTTTGCCGACTCCCATTGTTCCGCCGATTATATATATGTTTTTCATATCCTCTCACCTAAAACTTCAAATTTTCTTCTTTGCTATTCTTTATAATTTTAGCACTTTTTCCTTCTTAATCAACAAAAAATAAACCTCATCATTTCGACAAGGTTTATATCAATTCTTATTCAGTTTTATTTCAGCAACTCATCATAGCTTGTGTCCAAACACTCTTTGATTCCACGTAACTGTGAACCTGTGATATGTTGAATACCTCTTTCAATCTTCACAAGCGTTTCTCTCGTTATATCTATATCCTTTAATTGCAGCATCCTTACCAGTTCTGTCTGTCCCAGACCTTTTTCCGTTCGTACTCTCCGGATATTTCCACCGATATCGATGCCTTTCTGCTTTATTTTCTGTTCCATAATAGTCCCCTATTTTGTGGACTCAATCTAGTCCGATTTCTTCTTTATCATATCGACTAATGCTGATATAATGGGACTAGTACTAGTCCAGTTCATACTTAGGACCATTATTATGGTATACTAAAAAGACAAATTTTATTCGGAGGTCAGTCATGGACGATAAATATATAAAAATAAGAAAAGACTATCTATGGAAGGGATTTGCGATTCTCATCATCGTACTTCTTGCGGGTCTGCTCGTTTTTCAGATTTATAACAGAATGGAAGAAAAGGAAGAAAACGAATACACCCCTGTGGAATATGTCGATGTTACATACGATGACTTAAAATCAAAGATTACTAATAAAGAAGACTGCTTTATCTGTGGAAGTCCTGAAATGAGTCTTATGCCTTACTACAGAAAGTTTGATACTATAGGCATCATTTCACTTAATGATTGCTACGTTATCGATCTTGGACTTAAGGAATATGATGAAGTCGGAAAAGAAATAACAAATGGTGGTAATATCTCTATCCGCAGCACCAATCTTGATAATGTGAAATATACCGTAGACAGCAACCCAGCTCGTGGCATGGCTGATATAGAAATCACATTAAAAGAGGATGTTCGTCTTGATACGAATAATCTTGAGAAAAATCTCTGTTCAGATTGTCTGCCCAAGGTAGCAGAAGTATTAGAACATTCCTATAAAAAAGGTGAAGAAAAGAAAGAAACTATTCCACTATGCTTAATCGACTTCGAAACTTTAGAAGTATATTCCATGCAGGATTTCTATAGAGGATACTTTGTCAGAGATTACTGGGTTCAATTCGATTTCATAGATGATAAGATTGAACTTGAAGCTTTTTACTTACCTGTTCGTGAATAAAAAAATAGTGCCTACCGGGACGATTAAATCCTGGTAGGCATTCTTTTTACAGTAATTCATTTACTCTTTTCTGCACAGCATTATAGTCATATCCAGCCGCTTTGAGTTTCTTTTCTCTTTCCGCACCATTTCCCCAATCACCTCGAATAACTTCACGGGCAATGGTATCAATGGACTTCTTTGATGTAGTTGTCACGGCACTACCACTCTGTGTAGTAATGAAAGCATCAAAGCCTTTTGCTTTCAGTTTCTTCTGCATAGCTTCGGCATTTTCCTTTTTACTGTATGCACCAACTTGAATTTTATAAAGGCCACCTACTTTGACCATGTAAGTATCAAAGCCTGCAGCCTTTACTTTCTTAAGCTGAACATCAGCATTATTTTTTACAGAATACGCACCGACCTGTACACGGTAAAGCGTATCGTTCTTTGTAGTAGTTGTGGTTGTAGATGTTGTTGTACCAGACAGATTTTTAGTAACCTTTTCTGCCAGATCATCAAGTCTTGAATATAACCAATCACCTGGGCAGGACTTGTTAGCAAACCATCTGTGAACGGTAATCACCATTTCATCAGACTTTGGTGAGTAATTAAGAGCCTTACTCTTGCTACCAAGCCATAACAGTTTCTTCTTACCATTTCTCTTGCAGATATCTGTACATAATTTGATAAGCGATTCATACACCTTGCTGTTCATAGCATATGGTGCCTTCATATCACTTGCACATTCGATAGTTACTGCTCTCTGGTCATTAGCATTACTTGAAGAACACCATGAACGGTTCTTTTCTTCTACGCAAAGGGATACTCTGCCGTCTGTACCAATACCATAGTTACAGCTTGCCTGTCTTGATGTGCTTGTAAAACATCCGCAGATGCTTTCTGCAGAAAGCTGCCCCACTACACAGTGAGGCGTGATTCTGTCAATTGAATGAGTTCTTTTGCCCGAGTGGTTCGGACTTAATTTTGTGTACGATACTAATGAACTGTTTGTATAAGCCATATTATTTTACCTCCGTTTCTTTTTCTGCTCTGTCGTGAAGCTGTTCTAACGCGACCTTGATTTTTTCTGGGATAGGAAGTCCGAGGTGTCCTGCATTTTCTAAAAGGCTGATACCTTCATTAGAAATGTAGAAGAAAATTACTGCAGTTCTAAGGACACTACCTGTGCCGATCACTTGAACATCCAGTACGTTTGCAATTCCTACTAACAGGAAAATAAGCACCTTCCTGCAGATTCCCTTGAATCCCACCGCACTAGATAAAGTCTTGTTATTGATGGCACACATCACACCTGTGATGTAATCCACAACAACGAAAACTACCAGTGCATACAGAAGTCCGTCACAGCCACCCAGGAAATATCCAAGCCAACCTCCGACTCCCGTAAAGATAATCTGAATTGTGTTCCAAAATTCCTTCATCATTTTTTCCTCCGTTTCTTAAATTTGAGTAAT